TTCTTAAACTTCTTTAGTGCTGACTTGCTCATTCTGCGATTAACCCTGGTAGTGCTTCTTTGACGTGTTGAACAGTGATGCCGGGAAATGGCATCTTCTTATCCTTCATTGCTAGGACAAGTTTCGCATCGTCGGGATCTAGTCTCTCTAGAAACTCTACGAACATTGCTTCGCGTTTCATTTGATTGAGATTGGGATAGAATCCTTCGACGAAATATCTAATTTTATCAGCTTCTCTGTGGAACACATGCTGCTGATCTACGATTTCATTTGGCCTATAAGGTGGTTCACCTTCTGGTAAAAGGAACTTGACATTTGGATCGAACACAGCCTGCAGAACAATCCGCAGAGCCATAGTATCATTACCCTTCAGATTATCAACTTTTTCCTGCGTCTTTTTTAGTTTAGAAACCTTGTGTAAAAATTCATACATCCCAAGGACAGCCATTATTATCTCCTAAAATTCACTCAAATGTTCAGTAAGGTTTTTGAGTTTGTTTGCTATAAAATAATTTAGTAGTTTGCTACGATCACGATTTGCTTGCGCTTCATATTGTTCCATAACCTTTTGGCGGATATGATCTGGTGTAAAACTGAGATCGATCAATCTAGCATTACGAGAATAGTTACGGGCGGTAACTGTATCCATTTCATCAAGATCAGTGCCCATAATCTTTTCCATCTTTTTTGCTGTCAGGGGTCTTTGTCGATCACCCACAACAAAAACATTATCAGGAGAAAGCACATTAGGTACACCATCTCCGGCATCTCCCTTTAGAATATGCTCATGAAGATATCTTTCTGGATCCTCATGAGAAACCCACTTCTTACGAGTAGGATCATACTGTTTTACGTTAGGATATACATGCAATTGAATGAAGTCTTTATCGCCTGATAGGATTAGAATTTTCTCACCAGTATTTAGTTCTGAGCCGAATTCAGAGACTAATGTTGATATGACATCATCCGCTTCGGCGGATTCTACGTCAATAACTCGGTAGGGAAAATACTCTTTTAGTTCCGCTCGAATTTTATTAAGACATTCGAACAGAGCTTTCCAATCAAGTTCTGAAGACTCAATGTTCTTCTTACGATTGGCTTTGTAGTAAGGGAAAATCTGCTTGCGCCAGTAATTAGTATTATCGCAAGCAATAATCATTTCTCCATATTCGTCAGAAAACTTTTGACGATAAGATCTTAGAGAGTTAAGGATCATATGGCGAACCATATTTTCCTCAAGCTGAGCATTTGTATGGTTGCCAAGTTGCATCAACAAATTTGACAACATCACCTGATTCAAGTCAACGATAATCACAATTCACCTATTCGGTTTCTTCAGTTTCGTTAATTGGTAGTAGTTCTAGTTCTAACTTATCTACAATCTTAAACGCACCTTCTTCTTTAGGATGGGGTATAAAGATTGCATCTGACACTTGCTGAAAAGGATGGTGCATGTCATAGTGTTTTAGCATCAACGAACGCAATGCTTCTACTATGAGAGCGCCATCCTTTATATCTACGTCCACATCATCTTCAATTAATCCAAAACCAGCGATATCCAATTGATTGAAAATCATAGGCACTAAGTTCTGGATTGTTTCTTGGATATGATAATGCCTCATCATATCCATATTGTGTTGGATATCCTCGAGAGTAATATCTCGAGTCACACTTTTACCTTTTGGGAAGCTCACAATATTATTAGAGGACATATTCATATATTACCTTAAATGTTTAAAAAAGTCAATATTATTTATCCAGCATGGTAGACAATATGAGAACCCGAACCACAAAATTCGAAATCATAAATTCTACAATCTTTGTGATTGAAAGAGATAGCTCCTTCGACCTGCGTTCTACGATTTTGAGGAACGTAGAATATGAAAAATCCTCCTCCACCAGCTCCTAGCAACTTACCGCCGAGAGCTCCAGCGTCAATTGCTGTTTTGTAAATCTGGTCAAAATAGTCTTGAGTAATTTCTTCGCAAACACCTTTTTTGTCTACCCAAGATTCGTGCAACAATCTTCCGAAATCGTCGATGCGTCCTTTATATATTAATTCCATTGCCTCGAATGCTTTGTCTTTAGATCTTTTGACTTTACTAAATTTGTCAAAATCTAACATAGCTTTTTGTTGTTTCTGTAGAATGTTGTTAGCGTTTCTACTTCTTCCTGAATATACGAGAAGCAAATTATTCTGCAAAGCAATTACATTAGGATTAGTTAGACGTATTTCTTCTACATCAACATCGCCATTCTTTCTAAATCTAAAAAGATTAAATCCTCCATATGCAGCTGCATACTGATCCTGCTTACCAACAGGATAACCACATTTGTTCATTTCAATTTGACAAGCAATATCAGCTATATATTTTCGAGTGTTGTTATCATGTTTAGCAGTTGATAGTGCTTTGACTAACCCAACTGTAAATGCTGATGAACTACCCAGACCAGAGCCTTTAGTTACGATGTCTGAAATAGAAGCAACTGTAATTTCTTTAGTAACATCATAAAATTTAAGCGTTTCACGAGTAATCGCATGCTGCATTTGCTCAATATCATATTGTTCTTCAACATCGTCATACATGCATCGTATGCCCATATGAGGAACTTTGTGTGTCATAACATATATGAATTTGTTGATAGTGACAGAAAGAGCAGCGCCATCCTCCTGTTCATAGAAGGATGGCATATCACTACCTCCACTAAAGAAGGATACACGTAGCGGAGTCTTTGTAACAATCATTTTTAGCTCGTCTTGTAAGTAAACATAGCTTCAGGAAACTTTCTTGAATCTTCGTCAGGAAATCTTTTGACAAGATCGTTTAGCATAAATTCCCATTTTCTTTTGATAAAATCAATATTATATCTAGAATCAACATATGTTTTATTGAATCTAATCATATTGTCTTGATTTTTCTGACGAACTAACTCTATAGCTGCATTGAGATTGCCAGCAAAAATACTACCATGCATATTCTTGTCCATATCAATTTGATACATAACATTCAATGCGCCAGAAGTTTCTGGTAGAGCGCCAAGATTTGGATGAACACAAACAAGTCCTGCTGACATTGCTTCTAGCATAGCACGACAGCTGGTCTCTGGCCAAATAGAAGGATAAGCAAATATGTGAGACTTGTTTAGATATTCTTTTAGTTCTGCGTTAGGAACAAATCCATGATAAGTCATGTTTGGATTATTACGAACCTGTTCGTATAATGGTTCGAACTGTTTATCATATTCGTCCCATCCATAAATCTTAAAAGAGGAGAACACATCTAGATGAATGTCATCCTGTGTTTGGTTCAGAAATTCAAATACAGGAATAAGGATCTCTAGACCACGTTGTGGCGTAGACGTATAAACCAATCTAATCTTATTATCATATGGCTTTTCTAGGCATGACTCTGGTGCTGGTTCAATACCAGACTCTAGAATAATACACTTACTATCCATAGGAATGCCATGCATCATCTGATAACGCTGGAACTGCCAGTTAGAAATGAATACAAACTTGTGAAACTTGTCACGCCATTCCGTATCTCTGAACTTAGCAGACTCAGGATCTTCTGGCATGTCATGACACCAAAAAATTCGAATCTTAGATTCGTCTAATTCTCTCGGACGTGAACAAACAATCTGGAAATTATCAAGCAGCTTTTCGTCAATAATTGATGCTAACTTGCGTTTAGCAATTTCTGTACCGCCTTGAGCCTTAGCTGAAATTTCGTTTTCTTCAAATCCCTTCATTATACTTCAATCCTATAACCGGATGCAACAGCATCATTATAAAACATTTGAACAGTTTCTTTAGAGAATACATCTAGATCTTTATTAGCTAGACTTAGCTTCTTGATCTGATCGTGAAGCATAGTAATAATATGACAACCTGCTTGTTCAGCCATCACAAGATGATACTGTTCGCGACACGAAGCCCAAAGGAACTTAATCTTATCAAACTCTTCTGGCTTGTCCATAGCTTCGCCAACACAATGTTTTGTCCACAAAACTGGGTCACGAAGCGTATCAGCAATACGACCAGAGAAAATAGAAATGATAACGGGCACATCTGGATTAGTAATGTTATCTAGAATGTTACGTGTCTGATTGACAGTAAAGACAGCCGTAACATTTACCTTTACGCCTTCACTGTTTAACAAACCAATCAATCGATAATTAGGTTCGCCCTTTGTGTTTGTAACAGGGATTTTAACGAACACATCATATCCATATTCTTCTCCCCAAGAAGCAATCTTCTTTGCCTGATCATACATTCCATTTACATCATCAGCAAATACTTCTAGAGAGATATTAGTTCCTGGTCGGCGAACTGATAATTCTTTAATAATATCTTTAGCAAAATTCTCATAATCAGTAACGCCAGCTTGCTTCATTAGCGTTGGATTAGTAGTGAATCCTGTAACCCTTGGATTCTCAGCAGCCTTTAGAATACCATCAAAGTCTGCGCCATCAGCATAAATCTCAATCATTGTCCACCTACATTCTGTTGAATAATGTTAACTGCTTCTAGAAGATTCTTAGCATAGAAGTCTGGCTTAATATGCAACCATTCTTCAGGAGCAGAATATATATCACCAAGGTATATAGTCTTAACGCCAGCCCTATTACCTGCTACTACGTCTCGCCAAGTATCACCAATCATCCAGCTACGTTCTTTACTAACATGCCATTCTTTGATGATCTTATCCAACATACCAGGATTAGGTTTATACTCTTCAGTACCACGTGTTCTTGCTGTCTGAATTGTATCTACTTTTAAATCTGCTTTGATACAATCATGAATAGCGTTCATAGTATCTTCAGTAGTATAACCATCATCAACATCCGGCTGATTGGTTACAACATGAAGAGAAAATCCAAGAGCTCTAAACCCTTTAATCGCTTCTTCTACTCCGTCAATATAATTGAACTCTGCAAAATACCAAGGACAAACGTGCTTTGGATTTTCTCTACCATGAACAAGTTCATTGATCGTGCCATCACGATCTAGAAATATCGCTTTTACCATTTTGTTGCATTCTTCTGTAGGATTGGATTAGAAACTAAGCAATGCCAGACTACACCCTGGAATGCTTCTGAGTGAGGAGTTACACGTGTATTATCAACAGCAGGTACACATACAACACAATCGCCCATTTTGTATGTATAGCCATCATTCTTGCCAACTATGCCAAAAATGTTAGCACCAATTTCATCAGCAAGATCAATAGCATTAATTAGTCCAACTGATACGTTCTTTTCTTTGTTGCCACCACCAACTGATAAAATAAAGATAGCATCAAAAGGACTAAGTCTACTTACCTTTAGATACTCTTCGAAGACTGTGTCGAATCCTTCATCATTAGTTCGTGCTGTGAGTTCCGGAACGTTGTCGGTAGGACAATATGCCTGGATACCACATAGCTTTCTAAGATCGTTGACCATATGGGAAGCGTTACCAGCACTACCACCAACGCCAAGAACAAATACACGGCCATTATTTTCACGAACATCGTGAAGTTTCTGCGCCAATATGTCAATCTTGACTGTATCGATAGTTTGAGCAATTGTAACAACTTCATTAAAATAATTATCTGTGTGACTCATTAGCAACTCGCCTTCTCAATTCGCTAGAAGAAAATCCATGTTGACGATCAATAAAAATAATTTCTATATTTCTTGCGGCGCAAATATCAGAACCATGGATATATTGGCCTCTATATTCTTCGCCTATAAACCTTTTTCTTACATCAGCAATACTTAGTATATTTAATAAATCGTTTTCTGAATCATATGGAATGATGGCATCAACCCAACGACATGCATCAAGCTGCGCGTATCTTTCAAATAAAGATTGAATTGGTTTATTCTTTGTATCTGGACGATCAATTGTAGGGTCAGACTGAAGACCGACAATCAGCTGATCGCACTGATTTTTACACTGCTGTAACATAGTTGTATGTCCAGCATGCAGAAGATCGAACGCACCGAATGTAATACCAATGTTTGGTTTCCACTTTTCAGCGGTATTATAACATGGTTCGGCAGTGGAAGGATAAAACGTTTTATTCGCTCCGTACAACATAATACATATTTCCTCCATCCCAAACGTCAAGACCATTACTGATCAACGGAATCTTTTCCACTTCCTTATCTAGGAAGAAATTGTTGAAGTAATCGTCATTAACTTTCAAACCAAATACTTCTGACTGTGCTAGTATAAGCCAATTTTTAGATTTGTCAATCTTTGGCATTAATACATTACGATATTCTACTGGTGTTTCTGACAACGACCAAGTAGCAATAACAAGATCAGAATGTGTTACATTATCGTCTTCGAATGACCACTCCGGAGTTATACCTTGCTTACCAAGATAGTGCGCCTGAATAGGTTGAGTCTCTGGAATATCAACAATGGTATACTTACCTTTGAATCCTAAAGCATGAACAACTGAACACATGTCTCCATAACCTGCACCAATCTCAACGATTGATTCCATGTCTTTCAGTTTCTTCGCAAATCCAGTAATACACAAATGAGCTATATCTTGAATACGCTGCATAGAAGTGTCGAAGTCAGAGGTAACTTTAAGGGCTGGACGAATATGTTCAGGAGCGCCAATCCAATTTTCTTCAAGAGCTTCTGCGATTTCTGCATCACGAGCAGCATGATAGAATGCTTCGCCTACAAAACGAGAAGTTCTATACTGTGTAATAAAAGGAACATTGTGACACGAAGCCCACAATCTAAAACGATTGAGCGGGAGTGTAGCACAATCATGCTTGAACACTTCCCGCATAGTTGGCCAATAATCTGGCCCATTTATTGCTTTAGCTTCACGTTGCTTAATTGAATATTCTGATTCCGGATCGAAATCAGACCAAATCATATCGACCATATAATCCTCACGCTTGTCTGTCAATAAACATCGTATCGAATTTCTTTGCTTCAAAGAATGTTCTAACTAGATTGATAACAACCTTTTCATCAAATGGCTTACAAGAAAAGACATCAATGTAGGCATCATTAGTTTCGTCGACAAAATGTGCACAAATATTACTAGTTTCAATAAGCTGAACTAAGGTATAACCTTGCTTATCTCCGTGCCCAAACTTAACAATCTGTGGTTCGCCATATGCGACCATATCAATCTGCTCTACCAACTGTTTGGCAAACTGATAAATCGTATTGTAATCTGTGATTGTTTGATGGTTACATTCACCTGCATTAATTATAAGATGATGCCCCCAATAAGTCTTTTCGTTCATTAGTTTCTCCTACATATATTGATATGGATCTAACATTTCAACATACTCAATGGAGTCAATGCGAAATGAACGCCAGCCTCCCTTCATCACATCCCATACTGCAAGAACATCTGGGTTCTTGCCATGAAAATCTTTTTCTTCTGATTGTTCGGTAACGTAATTTGGCGGAAGAAGTTCTGGCATAAGAGTGCAACGCATTTCACGCTTTTCACCATTCACTTTAGTAAAATGAACAGCCATGACATTCTTACGAAGTTCTTGCAATAAGGTGTCTCTTACGTACTTAACCACAATCAAGCTCCATAATAATTGGTTTCTAATAGAATCTTTCTGTTGTCAGAAGTTTCTTCTGTGAGATATTTCTTCAGTTGTTCGAATCCTCCAATATTAAAACCATCGACAACAATAACCGGAAATGTCTTGGCTTCCGGAAATTTTGAAAGAAGGATCTCGCGTGTAAAGTCTTCGTCGAGTTTATATTCGACATATTCTTTACCATGAATTTTTAGGATTTTTTTAGTTTGTTCGCAAAAAGAACAATTGTTCTTTGAGTAGATTTCAATGGCCATTGAAATAGCTCTCCCAATACATATTGACTTCTTCTGGGTTATAAGGATTATATCCCCGTTCAATCATATCTGTTTCAACCATAAATTCTAGTTCGCTGCTCATTGTCATAACAACCTCCATTTAAGACACTCTATTATAGACTACATTTAAGAAAAAGAAAAGCTCTATTTTAAAGAGAGTTCTTTATCTTTGAGTGATGTTTCATATTTATTCATTTTGTCTATGTACCCACGGTTACGTAACTCTTTAAATAGAAGATTCTCTCTACCAAATTCACCATATTGTTGCAGAGAAGCAGCACGCATGTTTTTGAAACGAGACTTCATATTTTCAAAAGCATCAACATTCATTTTAGTGTTGATCATATGATCAATTGCATGCATGTAATGTGAAACTTTTTGTTTCAGAAGATGATCGTTTTTGAAATCATAGTCAATTTTTCTAGGTTTCTGTAACCATTCATCTTTTGTTAAACAGTATATTCCTTGATTCTTGGGATATTTCAGAGTCTTATCTTGAGCGTAAGGTTCAAGAGGATAACCATAAACATCTACATTATGAGTAAGAGTCCATAAAGATTTTTTGTCCTGTAAATATTCTTCTACAAATTTAGGATCCGAGAAGAGTTTAGAACGATCAACCATAACATGAACATCAATGTCTGATTTGCTAGTGTAATTATAATTGGCATTACCGCCTGTCATAATAACATGATCGATCATTGACTTTGGTATCTTGGCAAAATCTGCCCAAGTATAAGCAAACTTCAGAAGCGCCTGTCGAACTTCTGGTTTTAGCTTATCTTCGGTTTTCCAAATCTTAGGATTTAACTCGTCATGATATTGAAGAGTCAATTTTAATTCAGATAGATAATTACCAAAGTTTAGCATGGTTCCTCCAGAATTGTTATGTATTATTTATAATCCTGGAGGATCTATATTACTTAGTCTTGACGTAGGAAGCCTTGATCTTGCTTTTCTCGAGAACCTCAAAACCATTAGGGAACAGATAAGTATTCTCTACGATCTCATCGTGATCATACATCCAGATATCGTCGAATACGTATACTGCTCCGACTGGCGCTCTCTTTACGAAAAAGTCACATTCAATGTGTAGCGTTTCATTATCATGTGGACCATCAAAGAAAACAAATGCATACTCATTTTCTAACTTTTTAAACTCGTCATAAACAGGAACACCATCAGCATAACGCTTAAAGAACTCGTGATCTTCTAGACAAAAGAAAGAAAAGTTAAGACCTGCCTGGTATGCATAGAAATACAGAGAAGGAATAGTGCGATTACGCATGGTGTTGTCATAATCAAAACGCTGAGGAGATGTCAATTCCTTAGACATCTTATCGCCATCGATTTGGCGGTCTGGATTGTGCATAGTCATATTAAGATTGGTGCATTCAATTTCAATATTACCATAAGGATCAATACAGAACATAGAACGATCAGAGTTACCATTCTCGACAAGCGTATCAATAATCAACTTAGCAGAACCACCACGACGAGTGCCAATCTCAACGATTGCTCCTGGTGTATCGCCTACTTTAGCTACTGCATTTGTTAGGATTTCATATTCTTGAGAATCAGTACCGAACACTTCTTCGGTAGAAAAACGAATAATTGCCATATTATACTCCCATAAAAACTTTAATTACACCACCTGTATATATTAACAGTATGAATACTTGAATAACAATCAAAGACCACTTTTTCCAATACAATGCCATAAGTAACCATAAAAAATTACCTAGTGCACTAATATATATGTTAGCTGGATATATGTTCCATGATGTAAGAGCAACGCCAATGATTAGTATTAAGGTTGCTGCCCACTCAGTAAAAATCCACAATTTGGTCTGCGATACCATACTTCACTGCCTCCTTGGGCGTTAACCAAACATCTTCTGGTGGTAATAGATATTTCTTGATAGTCGCTTCAGTCTGGCCAGTGCATTTTTTATAATGATCTATAATACGTTGACTGGTGTTATTAAATTCTTTTACTGATGCATGTAACTCGTGTTCTTTGCCAATAGTTCCCCATGAGAACTGATGGGAAAGAATTGCGGTATTTCTAGTAATGTAACGATGTCCTTTCGTTCCCGCCATGAACGTAAGTAGACCACAAGAAGCAATTTCACCAAGTCCATATGTATACACCGGAATCTTTGAACCTTTTAACGTATCAATTAACGCAAAGGCTGAAGGGACTTCGCCGCCTGGAGAATTTATGATCATCTTCATGAATTTTGGGCGATCTTTTTTCATAAGATTACGAGCGAGAATAAATTTTATTGCTTCGCCTGTTGAACTTGCGTCAAAAATCGAGTTGAATAATAGGTAGTGATGATCTTCAATGTTAGGGATTTCTATATTTTTATCCTCTTTTTCTACGTTCAAGTTTGCCTCCATGATAAAAGGGTGGCACGGACATTGCCACCCTTATACTTATATTACTTCTGAATGTGCATGTGGTTGAAATGACCAGCCACACGCCAAAGTACTGTATAGCCAGCTGCTCTTGCTCGTGCTGCAATAGCATCAAACTTATGAGCATAGCCGGAATGTGCTTCATATACGCCACGACCAACATTAACGTCGATCGCACGTCCAGCATAATGCGCATGACCATGATGAACATGGTGAACGCCACCGAATGCTGGATGTTCGGATACTCTCAGTCCCATATTCTGAAGCATATGACCATAAGATACAATTGATCTTGACATATTGCCAGAAAAATGATGAGAGTAAGTGTGGTAACGGCTGTTATGATAGACAGCATGTTTTGGATGTAATCGGAATTGTGGTGTTACACTCCAATTACTTCCTCCGAAGAGAGAGCCAATGGGATCAAAGTCTACCTCTTCGTGTTGCGAATACTGAGTATTCTGGCTGTAGCGACGTGCTTCAGCTGTGCTGCTAATCGCAAGCATAGCTACTGCTGTCACAGCAGCAAAAATAATCTTCTTCATTTTGGGATTTACCTTTCTGTTATGTGCAACCGACCCTTAACACGGATGGTAATTTAGATGTGCGGTTCCTCGGAAACCAAGGGCACGAGCCACGTTTTGATTGACGTCAATAGTTCTTCCTCTGACGAATGGCCCTCTATCGGTTACAACGGCTTCTACTGATCTACCATTTGCAGGATTGCTAATGCAAACTGTTGTTCCAAATGGTAGAGTTCTATGCGCAACACCATAGTGATGACGCATGCCGGATGCTGTCCGTCCGCTCCGGTCGTTATACCAAGAGGCGTTATGTCCGCCACCCTGGTAATGTTTATTTATATATTTAGATTTATGATTATTATCTGGCGCATTCATAACTAATGCGCACAAAAATGGGATCAAACAATTCATAATAAAACCTTTCGGAAATGGTAGGGATGGCAGGACTCGAACCTGCAACCACGCTGTTATGAGCAGCGGGAACTAACCAATTGTTCTACATCCCCAAGATAGGCTACGCGAGCAGCCTATCAGCTGCAATAGAAGCAGCAAATGCTTTTGGTTTTACGAAAGGTACTACGTTACACATTCCTTTGATATAACCTACTGCTTCACTAATGACACATGATGAACCATGCTTTTCGTTAGGGTTGATGTCCAGATGTATTTCAACTTGTCTATCGCCAATAGCTTCTTCAAGTTCAAGATACATCTGCGCAGTTCTCATTACTTCATTCATGAGACGCATGCGTGGTTTGTCTTTCCTCTGGTCATAATCTCTTTCGGTTTCTAACTCACCGAAAACTTTACAACCATGTTTACCATCATAGTGAACAACTATAACAGTACAGTATTCAGCAAACCAAACATCACCCTTACGATGACGTGCTGAATCTGAACCGATGTAAATTTTAGTTGACAATGATGTATTGACAATGAATTCTTTTACTTCATTCAGATTCAGCTTTTTCATTGTTATAGACCTAGAACGCCAAGCCCAAGAAGGCCACGCTTGCCCTTTGGAGTAATATCAATTGAAATATCACTACCATCGTTATCAACATCAACGTCAGCGCCTGGAGGAGCAGTCACAACTAGACCGTGCGGAGTATACTGCGCTGCTGGAGCGTAAACGCCATTGCTCTTAGTTGCGCCAGGAACAGCAACAGTCTTACCGTTGTGTGTCTCATCGTGGGTATGCAGAGCAAATGCAGAGCCAGATAGACCGAGAACAAATGCTGCTGTTAGGAAAAACTTATTCATACTTATTCACCTTTCAATTTTATTACTTACGCTTACGACCCTTTAGGCGACGTGCCTTACGTTTCTGAGAGCCGATCTTTCTACGTCCCTTACGAGGACGATTCTTATGTGGCCATGCCATATAACACCTCCATTGTTAATAATCCAATTATACTATATTTTATAGATTAGTCAAGTGTTTTGTTTTACGAACTTTCGCAGAGATCCATTCGTTATAATACTCTTCTGTTTCCAATACTCTACGATCTATCTGTTCTCGTAATTCTAGATAAGACATTTGAGATTTATTGACACAGAGATGCAGAATTTCTCTTTTAAAGTTGTTGACTCCAAACAACTCCACATGCTCATTGAGTTCTTTGTTGGAGCCATAATAATTTTTCCAGTCGCTTTCAACTTTAGATCTTTTCTTTTTACCTTTTACTTGTTTTGTTTTAGTAAAATGAAAAATCTTTTTGCCGATATACTTTTTATTAGTGGCTATGTTGGTGATCATATAAACCATTCCAACATAGCCTTCTGGTATATCTTCTAAGATTTCACCTTTGTAAGTCCACATCCCGAATCTCCTTCGGGATATTTATCCTACCAGCCGTAATATTCTTTTGCGCTCTTATATCTTTATTATTCCAAGTCCAACATTCACCAGTTTCTTCTTGAAAACAAACCCAATATAAATCGTGCTCAAACCCATAATCAATAAGAAAATGCGCTAATGCTTTGCCCTTTGGTGTTAACAAAGGTATAGGAGGATCAATACGTATCAATCTTCGTATTCTTCGTCTTCTATTTCTTCTTCTTCATGATAACCAATTAATTCACAGATTGATTCAATAAATTCTAAAGAATATTCAGACACGCTATCTGTCTGATAGATGTCTTCTGCACATTCAATTTTATGTTCTTTTATAAATTCTCTACAAAGATCGAATAATTCTGCGTCAACCTTCATTTATTCTTCCTTATTTTTATTTTGTTGATAAATTACTGAACCATAAATTTCCTCATAAGACATACCATCACTAGGACCAGGATCTTTTATTAAAGATGCAGCCATAGAAGTAGACCATGAAGAATTATATGGTTGGCTTGTGTTACAAGTAATTCTACTAGGACAATTGTTATGCGAACAAACATATCCCATAGGTTTCAATCTACCAAGACTATCAGTGAAAGACATTCCACAGACTTTACATTTCTGTTCGCCATAGTCTAATCGACCAACAGAAGGTGGAGGGACCATCTGGTCCCTCCATAATTTTCCTATTTCCATGCCATCTTGGAAACCTTGTTTGTATCCGTCTTTCCATTCTTCGCTCATATCTCGCAATTTCCTGCACTACAAGCCAATGTCTGAACGCCTTCTACGTTGTCAACCATTTCAATCAAGTTATCCCAATCAACAGTCGTCGGAATATTTATGATTGTGTTTTCATACTCTTCTTTTGTGATGGTTTCATATGGCGCCTGACGATATGTACCACCATCATATGGTAGGAAGGAAACGCCTGACATTTCATCAAAGTGATCATAAACCCATGCGCCAACACGTGGCCATTCTGCTTCCGTTACATTAATAGTAACAGATGGTTTATGCTCACACCAATGACGCTGATACTTCAACCAAAGTTCTAGATGGTCAATAGCTGATACATTCTCTCTTGTGATTGAAGTATCTGGTAGTCTCATCGGGAAACTAAAGACAGTAGTAGAATGAGGCTTAGTAACGTCTGGCTCATGAGGCACGCCAGCAGAAATAAGATGATTGGTGAGTGGGTCTTTATTGTCGCTGCGCACACGGCGGATGTAGTACCTATCATGGCCTGGATGAATGCCAGAAGGACTAAGGACCAATTGACTGACTGTTCCTGATGGTTTAACGCAGGTAATAGCTACTGACTGATTAATTCCAAGTTTCTCGCTCCATTCCTTATTCGTATCAATAGCAACCTGACGTAGACGTTCTAGACGTGCAGGCAACTCAGGATCATTGTAATCGTTCATCAAAGGATTATCATAGATACCAGTGAATGATACGCCTAGTAGTCTTTCTTCTTCTGTATTTTTCTGCCATACCTTACGTAGATATGGGAAGTATGTCATAGTTGACTGAAATGTACCAAGTATTGTTGCAATCTTAATCTTCTTTGACAAACTATTTTCAGTATCACTGTCTCGTATAACGACTTCTGTAAGGTTACAGAATTGATAAGGGCGCAAGATAATTTCAGAGCAGGGATTAGTTCCGAATTCAAAAGATGGGTCTCTTCTACCGTTTTTGCGTGCCACTCTCTGAGATGCGTCTCGACTAAAGATTCCTCTTTCGCCCGACTTCGATTCATAGATCGCGAGCCATTCTGCCATGAACTGCCCGACATCAGGCTTTTCGGTATATACTGCTGAATTGTTTGATAGAGCTCTTTGAACATTTGCTTCCCACCACTGTCCTGCTTTTGCGTGACGCATGCGGTCGTCAGAGAGATTAGATAAACTAATCATTGCGGATCGGCGTACGCCTCCGACGACAACAACTTCACCGATCTTACACATAATATCGTGACACTCTAGAGAAGTCAACTTACGACCATGTGCGTTTTTAAAGATACGGATAACAAACTTAAATAAATCATTTAGCGGTTCTGGACCAGAAGAACGGCCACCAAATGTCTTCAGCGGTGCACCAGCTGGTCGTAGATTAGATAGATCCCACTTTGGAACTTCGCCAGCATAAAGCAATGAGATAAGCATACGCAATGCTTTTGACCAACCTTCCTTAGAATCACGAACTGTGATAATAGTATCACAATCATAAAGCTGATCTGGAATTTCTGGTAGCTTATTTACATACTGACGTTCAACAGAAAATCCAACACCAGTGCCATTCATAAGAATGCACATTGCTTCATCGAATGCTTTAGGATCATCAATTGGTAGATACGAACAATTATAACCAGCAACATTATCTCGATCAAGAGCCTTACCAGCAGTCATCAAACTACGCATACTTGGCATGACCTCTAAATTATAAATAGCATCACGTAATTCTTTTTTTGTCTTTTCATCTAATTCATAATTCTGCTTTTCTTTGATCTTATCAACCATAAAGTTGATATATCTATCAACAGTTTCATCCCAATGCTCACGACGATTCTTTTCTGGTAAGTATCTAGAATATCTAGACTTAAAAATATACTGTTGATAAACATTCATATCTACCATTATTCGCTCCTGCTCTTACATGCGTTTACGTGTTTGATAAAGGTATTCACACTAAACAAATTTCCACAATGAGGACAAGATTTCTTTATTTGTGAAGGATGTTTACCTTCAACAAAAATCTTTTTCATCTTTTGTTCGTGCCATTCTTTATTCTGAAAATGATGGGTTCCTGCCGCTATCTTTTTATGCACTGGATTGTTTTCGCCTAAAAGATTGTGCGTTCCCTCTTCAACTCTTTTCCTATTATATTTTGAAGAAAATCCCTCTTCTAGAAAATTGTGAGTTCCTTCTTCAATTCTTTTTATATTGCTTTTTCTTTGAACTTCTCCGCCAAGAAAAGGATGCTTTCCTTTTGCAACCTGATCTTCTACATTCTTTCTACCAAGTTCTGATAGTAATTCTGGTGGGACTCTCATACGTGCAATAATTCTCAAAGCTGCACCATAATCTCCCTGCTCATGATGGACTTTATAATGTTCTTTGATACTTAGAGCAACTAAATTTGACGGATCGTTATTCTTACGGTTTCCGTCAATATGATGTACGTCATAGGTTCTCCCATCCTCATCTCTTGGAATAGGCCCAAAATGTTGTTCGTAAATACGACGATAAATAGTCATAGGCTGGCGCTCCCAATTAGCGTTAGAGTCCGTGGGAATTGGCGTTCCGCGACGGACATTATTACTATTTAGTGCCAGCCTCATTTTATTCTACTACCTCTTTCCCTACGTCTGGACCAAAGTCCGCTGCTCTATGATTTTCTTTTTTGTAAATAAATTTCTTCTTTTGTTCTGGCGTCCATGGCGCTGCGTAGTGATTCAACTCATCGAACATCCTTATATATTCTTCTTCTGAAATGACCCTATGCGAGAAGATATTCTCACTAACATGTTCTTGTGCAAATTCTTCAAGTTTTGAATCACCACCAGTAGTAGCATAAACAACATCATCAAGTGCATATTCATTCGGCTCATCATCGTTTAGCTCAATAGCATAAACGTGACGAAACATAGAAATTGTTTCAACTAATACGATCTTGCTCATTACCAAAATCCCCTCTAAAGTCGTTTTCTTTTATCCATTCGGTGGGATAAACTGAAGTAAACCCCTCAATACCATATCCTGATACATTCATTCTTTTATTTGTTGCACCGCATATTACATATTCAATATCGTTTTTATCTAGTTTTCCAGAATAGTTTGAATGGGCTTGACCGCATCTACCACATGTTTCTGTTTTGTATTTGTTTCCTGTTTTTCTAGTCATGCCCAAAATCTCCACCAAGGCTTCTTTTCAATCTCAAAGTTATCCATTACATCTTTTTCTTTTGAATCTTCTTTTATAGCCAATTCCATAGGCATGGCAAACTTCAACCAATCCATAAATGGCACTCCTGGTTTCTTTAGAGCGAGAACAATCCACGGTTGAAATGTTGTCTTATCCATAAATGTGCTTACAGTTAGAAAATCGTCTTCGGTCCAGTTACGATACTTGTCTCTTTTCATAATATTATCAAGTTGTTCTTTAGTCTCGATAATTGTTGCTTTAAATGTATATTCTTTATGTTTCATCATTCTTTATCTTTCTTTCCATTTCCATAATCTGTTTATACTGTTTCAGACCTTCTTCTTTACCATGAATAGCTTGAATGTCTTTGAGTAAGTTGCTATCACTATATTTTCGCTCGTCTTTAGGTTCTTCAATACGATTGATCACTTTATATGGAGCATTACTAATACATTTAGTTGAATGTTCACTATTCATATATTCCCAACCACTGTTCTTTTTCAACTTTGCAATGGTTGGTTTCTGTGATTTCTCATACTGGAAGACCCAATAGAATCCTGGATTATAGTTACTCATGACCAAAACTTCCACCAAGGTTTGTCAGAAATGCCATACCATTCTTTAACGTCTTTCTCACTAATAGGTTCTTCTGTTATCAGTCTATCTTTTCCCCATTCCATAGCAACAGAAGAAACCCAATACTCTTTCAATGACGGGAAGTGTTTTAGAATCTCTTCCTGTGCAGCAAGAGCAACCTGACGGTGTTCTTTCTGTGTTCCTGCTTCGGCTCTAACATCGATATAGTGAATCCAAGAACGAAGTGTCCCTGCCATATATAGACGGGTTGTGGTTAGACCTTCTGGTAGAATTGCTCTGGCTTGTTCTTTGGCAATGCCTTCTTCAATAGCCCAACGATATGCTTGTTCCGCATTATGCTGAATGTGGCGTTGCTTTATCTCCCAATTCTGTGACTTTACAGCATCATCCGTCTCAATACTATTCTGACGGTTCTTAGCATCCTGTAGTCTTGCTTCTCTCGTCACAAACTGCATGTCCTTAGTAGGATCGGCATAACGCTGACTAAACTCCTGGAATGAGAATGAACGATGGCGAATGATCTGATGGGCAATGTCTCGGGTTGTTGTAATATCCATGGTAATGGATACTTGTTCAAAAGGACTCCAGTGGCGATTTCTGATAAGATACTTTAGAAGTTTAGGTGCAGTTAGTGTGTTATTCTGATTAGATGGATTAGAAACTCTTGCTGTATAACAGATAAACTCTTCGGCAGTCATAGGGCGGATTTGTCCAAACAATTCATCGCTTGGCGGAAGTGTTATCGTTGGTTGTGTAATAGCAATAATTTTAGCGTCGTTCATCTTCTAACCTTTCAATCAATTCTTTGATCATATTCATCCATGCTTCTTTGTGTCCGAACTGATAGAATTTTTCATCATACCAGTTGCCACCGTTTAGTTTGTTAGCAGCCCATTTTGCAAGTTCTTCAATCTTAGCGTTGTTCATTTGTTACTCTTTCCATTATTAAACGATTCTTTTTCAACAATCCATAACTTCTTCTGCTCATAGTTATGATAATATTCTAGGACATGATCTATAGCAGCCAGAAACTCTACATCAACCCACTTCTCTCCACCTTCGTCGGGGAGCGGATCAGCATTGAGTCGATACGCCTCCTTTAGAGAATCAATGACAATAGCATCACTTTGGTCATGGTCAAGTTCAATCGTGTGTTTCATTATTTTCTCACTAGTTTTCTATTGTAAACTGTTTGTCCCAACAATGGTCATAACGATCATTGTGAAACACTAGCACTATTCCATCATACATGAAGCAGTCGTTCTACAAGGTCTTTACTCATTAGACAAGTTTCCTTCTATATGTATCAGCACATATTGCCAAATCAAGATAACTATAAGATGTTGGTTGACCCCAGTTCTTATCATATCTTTTGTGAATGATAATCATGGTTCTATCATCATTCGATCCTTTTGTAAACTGATACAAAATGTCTAAACACTTTCTATCTGGTTCACTATAAATTTCTTTTAGGTATTCCGATGCGTCTCTAAGCACTTTTGGATCAATCATATCGTTTCTCTTTTCAATTGGACCGCCGAGGAATCGAACCTCGAACCTACCACTACAATGCGGTGCTCTACCATTGAGCTAACGGTCTCATAAATCTAAGGATGGTCCTTAACCAACTCTCGGCACTTCTTTATGATAAGAAGATATTCATTTTGAACCTTATCATGCGAGAGTTCAACATAGTCCGTAGCAATGAAATTGACTAGTTGTTCATACTTACGAAGACGCTCGATTTCATCAGCGGCTTCTTCAGAAGTTTGCTGATCGTATCCATTGAAAAAGCATGGTTCACGCAGTCGCTTCACAATATCTTCACTCATTCCAAGAAACTCCCTATGTCTGGCGTTACCAAATCTAAACAAGGAACATAGAACTTCGCATACGTCTTATCTACATATCCTATAACTTTAGGTTCTATACCTCTTCTCCACCCGATCCACTCGTCTGCGGAAGTATTATAGTATATCGCTTTGTAAAAACAATCATTCATTTCGTTATTGAAATAGTATGTGTAATAGTATCCAGATCGGTTAGGTTTGGCATCAGGATACTTACTCCACGTATAGGTCATCAGTCTTTCGCCTTCATCCTCAAGAAAGTGGTGACAGCCTTTTCTTCACACGGTTCACTTATATATGATAGTATCGCACCATGCCTCATCATCAGACCATTGAATTTGCGATACTCTTCATAGAAATGCTCGTATTCATCTTTATGAACCCATTCCTCTGTGGTCTCTGAAAACATTCGGATACACCTATAATCTGTCAGGTCAAGTTTTTCGTTATTCTTAGCGAATGTTAACTCTGCCATATCCGAATCTTCACACTTTCGCCTTATCATAACATACTCCGATTCTGCTTTATTCTTGGTCATGTGTAGGCTCCTTTCCACTAAAAATATACACAATGCTTCGTCATTAGTCAAGAACCTCTAGAATACGCTGGCGCTTTTCTTCAAACTGTTGACAGGTCATCTGAAACAGTTTTTCAAGAGCATCTAGTTTAGATTGAGTTTCTGCTTGATTACGCAAGGCTTCGTCACGCTCTTTAGCCACATGCTTCAATGTAGCGTAATGGCCATTACGCTCTGAAATGGCGGCATCGAGGTCGGCTTCGGCTTTGTCAGCCCGCAAAGCATCGGGGCGACTACGCCACTCTACGACTTCCTTTGTCAGCATCTCACATCGCTCATTGGCTACGGCAAGGTCGGTACGGAGGCGGGTGATTTCGTCGGCAACTTTCTCAGACACGTAATGCCCCGTCTTGTCTATGTCTACGACGACTAGTCCATGTGGACCAAGGCGTTCCCGTAATTTTTCGACTTCCTCATTAGCGGCATCGAGGTCGGCACGAAGTTTCTTTACAAGTTTCTCTATTTGAACTACTGAGTCTGTAATCGATCCGTCATTAGGTGCTCCCATTAGTTCAGCATTGACTGAAATCAAATCAGTGTAATGCTTCTTAAACTCATTGGCTGCGGCGAGTTCGGCACGAAGCCGCAGATTTTCCTCATATACGCTTTCTCTTACTTGCTTCAATTGCTGCTGATGAATGTCATTCATCACTGTTCCCCCATAATCCAAACATATCCATCACTATTAAGATCAGAAATACACAGCCAAAAACAACATAACATTTGACAAACTGTTCTTCGCTCATTAATTGTCTCACAATTTAACTTTTATTCCCAAAAGTTCTTTTGCATGTTCAATTGCTTCTTCAATTGCTTCTTCAATTGCTTCTGAGTATGCAAGCTTGCGTTCATCAGATTCTTTATTTTTAATAAGAGTTAAGACAAAAAGAATCTTCTTTAGCTTATTTGTTTCTTCATCGGTCATTTCTTATATTCCTTTGGATCACCCATCAATTCGTCATAAGTGTCATCAATAATTGGATCGAGTAAATCTGACTCTAACTGTTCATAAATGCTATCATACAAGTCTTCGCCTTCTGGAACATCAATAAGATACGTCTTCCATCCAGCAACTTTTACATCGACAAGATATTTTGTCATGGTACAATAACCTCATAGGTCTTATCAAAGATAGCAGGAGCGCATGGGTAGAACTCACCATGAACACCTTTAATAATATAATCTCGTAGTCGTGCAGTCATAACGCCTTCCAGAGTCATAATCTGTATAGAAGGTTCAGCATTATCATCTCTTTTTAGGAGCAATCCACCACACCATTCTGCAACAATAGGTGCATTAGAATCAAGAAGGCGCATTGCTTCAACTTCTACTGGTTTCTTACGAACTTTCATACTTTACTCCATTTCTGTAGTGCCAGCTTTGCTGCCAAATCTCGGTAGGTGTTAGTTTTAATAATATGCGCAATAAATTCCGGAGACAGTCCTGCTAGAACCATATCATTAATATCTTTATGTTCCATAGATTCGGGCCATATCACCACATTATACCCATTAAGTATGGCTTTGTCAAGTTTTTTTACAGTCTCTCGAGATCTTGGCTCATTGTCGTATACGATGGTAAGTTTAGATTTATCAAAGGTTTGGACTGCGCTAACGAGATCACCTCCAGCAGTAGCAATACTGTTAGGAACGAACATACTGTCAATCGGACCCTCAACGACAGGTATAATTTTGTTACGATCAACAGTGTCCAACCCATAAAGTTTAGGTACTGATTGATTAAGAACAATTGTAATATATTTAAGTCCTGAAGACCCCAAGGTTCTCCCTTGGTAGGCATGAACACTTTTATTACTGTCAAGAAAAGGGATAAGCAACCTTGTCTCATCATGAGCCAAAGACTCAGCTGAAAACTTGTTGGGAACCAAATTATTAGTAAAGCGCATAAAATTAGGACATGCGAATAGCTTGGCATGATATACATTAGGAATCTTTCTTTCAACAACAAACTTTTTGATAGGACTATCGGGCGAAAGCTGAGATACTTTCTTTAATCCTTTCAAAGGCCCAGAGGTCATAAATACAGGCTTACGCATTTTATCGACGAAAGCCTCGAACTCATTTTGTTCTGGAGTTTTTCTATCAGCCAATTTCTCTAACTGATACTCATTATATAGGTTGACATCTAACATCTTAATAAAGTTCGGAATTCCCATTGTTGCTCCACAATTGTGGCAGTAATATCTAGATTTTCCTTTATCGGATATAATATATCCTCTAGCTTTTTTAGAATTAGACTCCGAGTCTCCACAAAGAGGGCACGACATATTATAAAGATTCGCGTTTTTTCTTTTAAAATTTCTTAGTCTCGGAGACAAAATTCCAATATATTTTTGATCCAACCAACTCATTTTCGCTCCATTACTATATATAGTATATCACCACATATAGGACAACATCTCATGTATTACGTTTACCTCATAAAGAATACGATTAACAACAAAACCTATGTAGGTTTAACTGATAATCTTCTTCGAAGATGGAAGTCTCATATCAATAATAAAAATACTATAGAACGACCATTATATAAAGCTCTAAGAAAACACGGAGAGGAGAACTTTGTATTCTCTGTGTTATTCGAATGTAACGACAAACAAATGGCTATATCTAAAGAAATATCTATGATAAAAGAATATCAGTCTTTTGGAAAACATGGATACAATCTTACTGAAGGAGGATACATACCATCAGAAAGCATACGTAAAACAAATTCAGAAAGACTTAAAAGAGATAATCCTATGACAAAACTCAGATCTAATAGAGGATCTTTTAAACCCGGCCAGAAACCAATTATAACCGAAGAAAGAAACAATAAAATCAGAGCATCTAAACTAGGTTCTAAGAACCATAATTATGGCAATAAAAATGCTGCTGACCACATGCATGTTCAAATGACATGCGAACATTGCGGTAAGATTATATCTAAAGGTAACTATTACCGTTGGCATGGAGATAAATGTAAAGATAATACGTTTTCGAAACCTCACATATGATTATACTGGTATTTTATAAAAAGGCAAAGTTAATTTTTTAGGAGAAGTTTCGCTACATCGCCCCAATTGGCTATAATAAAAGCAGCAAGAGCAAACCCACCACCATATACCCACATCATTTTTTCTAGATCTGTTATTTTTTTAGAAAGTTTTTCAAAAGATTGATCTATTTTTTCGCTTATTCTTTTGTCTTCTCTTTCAATCGTTTCATAAATTTTTTCTTCTCGTTCGTCAAATTCGTCTCTTCTTTTTTCAAGAATGATTTCTAGACTATCTGTGATTTTCTCTTGATGAGTCAAACGAAGTTCATGAACTGCGATCATTTTATTAAGATCAGCCGAGATATCTGTTAATTTTGAAATTGCATCTTCTAGTTTAGACTGTTTTGTTTCTAAATTATTAAAAGATTTTTCGTCCATTAGTTTTGGTCTTTCCTTGTTTCTGCTCTACGTTCTCTTTTGAAAGCAGCTTTAAGACCAACAATGTCTCTTAGCTTTTTCTTTTTGTGTAAAGCTGACATAGGATTAAATTTTTTATTACCTCTGTCCATATCGATCAATGGACTATATGTTTGTATACCTGCACCAGGCCCACCCGAACCCATAACATTTGCTGGCATAAGCGATTCTGTTTCGGCAATATTTGATGGAGTTGGTTTGTGATTGAACACGCTAGGGTAGGTTGTGTTAAATTTTCTCATTATTCTTCCTGCTATAGCGTTGGCTTCGTCTTCTCTGTATTGTTCGCCTTTTTTGCCCATGTGTGTTTGTTTAACATGAATAAGCTCATGAGCAATTGTTCGCATAATATCACCAGGATGACGTTCTGTTATACGAACGTATATTTCGTTACCTTTAGAATGCCCAAAGGCTGCTTTCGAATTTTGCGATTTACCAACAAAATGAATTTTAGGTAAAGTTGATAATCCTATTTCTTTAGCCGCAAATTTAACAAAATCGTTTAATAGTTTTATAACGGATTGCATTAAACTTTCCTTAACTTTGCGACTATTTTTTCATCCATTTCAATTAAATCAGTATCAATTATTATTTCATCATTTATATTATAAAGTTTTTCAGGTAATATCTCTAATAATATTAAAAACGGTTTCACATATTTCATCTGAGGTTTCATTTTAAGATATAAGATTCTACACAAAACTTCAGGCCCAAAACAATTATTAAGAACAATGATATGATTAAGAATCAATCGTTCTTTTAATTCACCATATTCAATATATCTAGTGATTAATTTTTTAATATACTTCAGTCTATTAAGATCTTCAACAAAATCTTCAGTAGAAGCATATTTCACATTATCATAGTGAGAGGCGCAATATAACAAAAAGTTTTTATCAGTCAATTTTTCATTCATTACCAGGTGCTAATTGCTGCTCTTTTCCATGTGTTATTAGCAACGCACACATAGATATAAGAAGAATCGTAACGGATTGTACCAGCATTTCCATTTGCTGAAGAATTTGCTGGTACGCTATTAGATAACTGTAGATTAGCAGCAAAAATGTTAACATTTACCGTGCGAACAGATGGCGTACCAGCAGGGTCTCGGAGGACTAAGACCCTGTCAGTTGGAGCAACATTTGCAGCTGTCGGTAATTCAGATACCTTTTTGCTGTTATCTGCCATAACTTATCCTATCAAGAATCAGGTAAGAATGTATCATCGGAAGCATCAGCAGTTGTTGCTGGAGTTCCAAAAGCAGCTGTTTGGGCACCAAGAGAGCCCATAGCTACAAGGGTTTCATACTGAACACGTCCAGCACGTCCACCTGAACCTTCAGTACGAAGAACCCAACCAGCATGAGCAACGCCTGTGCCACCACCAGAAACTACAACATAACCAGTGGCTGTATCGCCAGTGAAAGTATGGGTTTCAGCAGCACCCAATACACGTGTATCAGTAATAGTAATATTAGCACCACCAGAAGTTGCTGCCAACTTAATTACTGTTGTGTTAGCAAACGAAACGTAATAATATGTATTGCCTGTTAGCGGAGCAATTGGTGTATTAGCAGCAGGAACTCCGTAATAAAGTCTATCGCCAGCCTGGAACTTAGAATTAGCAGAACTAATAATGAAACTGCTGTTTGCAGCGCCGGCAACTGTTCCATTAGCAAAACCAGTGCTGTTAGCAATTAAGTTAATTGCTGAAGGAGCAGCAATAGTTAGTGTTGGATTTGCTGTATATCCAGAACCTGCCTGATTAATTTTGATTGATGTAATGTGTCCACCAACGCCAGCTGTCACATTAGCAAAAGCATTTACAGCTGTTGCATTTGTAGAACCGTTAGCAAATGTAAGTGTGGCTACAGCATTAGCTGAATAACCAGATCCGCCATTAGTTACATATGTTACTGCGAGTGGACCGCCGATGATACCTTTTTCTGTGGCATCAACACCAAAAACACCAACAGCTTTACCAACAATGAAAGCGTCTTGAGTTGTGTTACCAAACATGTTAACATCAACGCCAGCACGAGATCCCGCTGAAGTGTTACCAAAATGCGCATTAGCGCCGTCAACACGATTAACTTGATCACCCTTTACAAGAGCCCAAGTTCCCATTGGTGCGCCGTTTGATGATTCTGCAGTTGTAGTGCTGTTAGCAGTAACAGCTTGGTCATTTCTACCCCATAATGGCATTTGTAATCCTCCTAAAGAATTTTCTTATATTTATAATTTTTTAAAATCAGTCATATCATTAAGATATTCTGATTTAGTATTATGATGTCTAACCAAATCACCATTTTTTATGATTTCATATTTTGGTTTTTCTGATTCAATTGTTTGTTGAACAACAAGAGGAGCTTTAGACTCCTCTGTGTTGATTTCTTTACCACCAACAATTATTTTATTGGCAATAAGCGGCATTAGACCTTTAATCCTTCTGCGCTATCATGCATTTTATTAACAGCAGCC